TCATCAGTCCATCCTCGACCCTGGATAGGCATTGAGACCTGCTTTGCGGAGAACCTCAGCATATGCATGAGCGTAAGCTTCTTTTTTCTGCATAGATTGGTTAAACCCTGAGATCCAGAGATTATACTTTTTGCCAGTCCAGTCTTTTCGGAATCCTGCGCACTCAAGAATTTTGCGCTCTTGTTTTCCGAGAGTGGTATTTCCTTTGTTCTTGGGAGTAATGTCCACCCAAGCAAAGCCACAGACGCCGTCTGCTACATAATAGCTGCGCCCCGGTTGCTCTACAATCATCGGGTTAACCGACATCGCAGAGACTGCTAACTGTCCTGCAGCTTCTGCATTGTCGCGAGTAGTTAGCATGGTTTCAAGATCATACATCCGGCATTCCTTCAATGTTGATAGGGGTACCATATATTAAGCTGTTCATGAAGTCAACCCTTAAGTATGGTCGACAATTTTTATGTTAGTGGCGGCAATCGCACTCTGGCAGACGGGGCAGGGCATAGCACTTAGCTCTTCACCATTCTTACCGAACCGAGTGACTAAAATTCTGTGTGCGCGGTGAAGATCTTTACAGCGGACAATAGCATGGATTTCTGCGTGAAGAAATTGCTTCATAGGAAGCCCCACTTTCAGCGCGTGAAGATTCTGGTGCGGATGAGTTTTTACATAGCTGTTATTTCCGATCGAGAGAACTCTTCCTCGCTTGTCAAAAATAATAGCAGTAATAGCGAACCTACTTTTAGACACAGTTAGAATCCTCCTGTTACAGAATCCTAAACCAGATGATCTTAGAAGTCAACCCTATTTCTGACGTCTATAAATTTTTCTATCCAGTCTCTTGTTTTTTCTATAAAGAGAAGAGGTTTATTATCATCGACTGCCATGACGGTCACAAGTTGCTTAGGAAGAAGTCCTGTTCTTTCAAAGACCATAAACGCGTATGCGCTTTCTTGTATGAAATAATCGTGAATGTCGTCTCTAGTTTTTACGCTTCTACTGGTCTTAAAATCGACGATAGAAAGAATTTTATTCCACTCTGCAAGCACATCGACTCGCCCCGCAGTTTTCAATTTATCTGAATATAGAGGCACTTCGAGTCCGTAGATTTTACCAACATGCTTATCTAGAAACGGCTTCAATTTACTGAAGGTTTCAATGTTTCCAGGCATATGCCCGCTTTTGTAATTGCGATTATTGCGAAGATACTGTTCTGCTAATTCATGAACTGCAGTACCTCTTCTGCCAGCTTGCGCCTTTATTTTTTCGGCTTGTTCTTCGCCGACGCGCTTTTTCCAAGCATCTAACCAACTTTTATCTGATACTGCACCAATTACAGTCGTGACAGATGGGTATTTTGCGCCAGATGGTGTCGTATAAACTCGACCCACGCCTTCTACTATCTCTGCTGAGAGTTCTTCAAAAGCTATTTCTTCGTGCTTAAACGCCATCTTCTTGAATGTCTTCTATTACCAGTTCGTCAAAGATAAGGTTAAATGTTGGAAGTTGAATCTTAGATAAATCATACTGTTTTCTTTCATACGAAACAGATATGTGAGGTATATAATCTGGCCACTTATCTTTTAAGCCAAGATCGTCATATTCTTTACGTAATTTTTGTATATCATCAGATTGAATACCAAGAACAGGAATATCGCTATCTTCACCGAGTAGTTTAATTCCAACGACTTTTACAGATCCACTTGAATCTTTTTTCGTCGGCGCCAAATCTAATCTGTTTTCAGAATAGAAGATGGTAGTGTGGAATGTAAAATCCTCGGGATTTTGTTCCCGACCTTTAAACCCCACAGCAAGATTAAAATCATTATCTTGACACCAATCTCGTAATTTCTTTTGGGTTGTAGCGTTGTATTTTACGCAAACATACTTTCTAGATAATTTTGCTTCAGATAAATATTGTAGAAATGTTTTCATGCACCCACCGTTATTTTTGACGAACCAGATATAATTGTGCCAAGATCTGCTGCGTCACCTACTCTTGCAACTGCAATTCCAGATATTGATACTTTTGACGAACCGCCTAAGATAAATGCACTGTGTGGTACACACGAATCGCCTACCAGTCTATTATGACTTGCTATTGCGTCACCTACAACTGCCACTGGGTTTCCACCTACTGTGACCTTAGACTGCAGAGCACCCTGTATAGTCGCAGTGCCATCACATGGATGCCCCGTGTTAATCGTATCAACTGTACATATTGCTAGTGCTGGCATCGGATTTCCTATTGTGCTGTGCGGTGGTATAAAAATACCCACCGCACAGATTTTGTTAAGCTGCTAGATCAAGAAGCTCTTCAGCTATGATAAATTCACGAACTAGTCCGGATCTTACAATGTCCGCGTGTGTGAATTCTACAGTACCGAAGCATTCTGAGTTCATCTTATCTAGAACTCTTTTCAAGTTTCTCAAGCCAGAAACATCTGATTTATTTCTGAGAGAAATCAAGTCATCTTGCTTCGTATCTCCGCAGAGTATAATCTTGGAATTGTCACCAACCCTGGTCATGACTGTGCGGATTTCTCCCCAGTTATTGTTCTGCACTTCATCCACAAGAATAATTGCATTGTTGAAAGTTAATCCCCGAATAAACGAAGTACTCATGAATCGAATAGAACCTTTTTGTTTCATAATCTGGTACGCATCGCCGCGGCCAAAAAGATCATTTGTAATGTCAGCATATGGCAACTCGAAATATGCCATTTTTTCGGCTGCAGTTCCTGGAAGATGACCTTGTTCTCTAGATTGAACAGAAGATCTTATAATGATTACTTCGTTGTACTGTTCTTGAGATAACACATCTTTGAGAGCAAGATAGAGTGAAATATAAGTTTTTCCGGTACCGGCAGAGCCTATCGCAAGAAGATTTTTGCCATCTTCGTAGAGATCAAAAAGTTGTTTTTGATTCTCAGTCATTGGTTTAATCTGCTTCATACTGAACTTTTTATCAATGAGATGATTGTTATCTCTCTCGACTCTATTTCTTTTTGTTTTGCTCAAGCGACGATTAGATGGCATAGGGAACTCCTATTGAGGTTGAAGTAATTTGTTCTCAAATTTTCACCAAGTGTTAATTTCATTCCTTTTATGATGGGACTGTACAGTTTTGAGAACGTCTCGAAAACCATTGTCTGGCTTTCGCATACCCAGGCGAATTGGATCACCCAACCCTGGGAATCTCGTGAATATCTGTTTGTGATGTGGGTGCGCGAGAAAATAAGCTTCCAATTCAGAAAACTTCATATTTACCTCGAAAGATTCACTTGTTTCTGAATCTTGTATACTGTATGTGGGCATCTTTTCTCCAAACTAAAATGGTGGCACCCTTCGTAAAGATGCCACCAAGATTCATATCAAACTTGTTTAACTTTACAAATCTATTTATGCTGATCTGATGAACTATCACCTTCATCTAACGCAGAAAATTTCTCTTGCAGTTTTGTTTTTCTGAGGGTTCTGCGCTTCTTCATCTCACGATCTTTTCTGCGTGCATCGTGGTCATCGTCCCACTCTTCAGCAAATTCTTCGCGATATGCTCGGAAAGATTTAGACATCTTGATCGGTACTTTCTTCGATTAGGTTCAGTTCAGGAAATGCCTCTGATACAACTGCGCGTGGTAATCCCTTTAGTGCTCTTTGACGAATCATAAGGCAGAGTAGATCACCATCCTTATCGTCTACATCTTCGAGCAGAGAGATAAAAAGCGCTTCGCGCTTATGCTGTGCTATATGATCATAGCCACTGCCCTCTACGAAAATGCGAAGGCGTCTTGCCTCCTTGTATAGCATTCCTTCTGCGTCAAGGTAACCATGGCGCTTATAAGGAGGAGGTACATCTGGGATTAACAATTTGACATTGTTTCTGTTATACATAATGTTGAGAATTGTACGCAGCGGTACATTGTCATTTGTACGTAGCCACTCTACCTTGGCTGCTCGAGTTGGGATTTCTATTGCCCGTGTTACGATTTCTGCAAGTGATAGTTTCATTGAATTAAAAGTCTCCGATATCTGTTAGCAAAAGTTTTAGTTTCTTTTCGATGAAAAAGTTAAATAATTTAGATCTTCCTATAGGTTTTTCCTTTTCATAGTCTGCAACAATTAAATCTTGCAGATTTTGTGGGGTATAATTAAGATCAATGAGCGTTCTGTTTCTGTGGTATCTGGCTTTTGTTATTTCGTCCATATTAGCTTCACCACCAAGATAAAGTGCAAGACGCTTTGCAGTCATAGTTTTTTGTCTCTCGTGAATCACGAGACAATTATCTGGAGACAGAATATTAGGAACGCCATCACCGGTGTCACCGCGTAGAACCTGCTCGGCAAGATATTGCTCAGGAGAGCCTTTTCTGACATATTTCTTGCCGACTGGGTCATACTGATCTACGTTTGCGTAGTGTTGGAGTTGAACATAATCTTTATCACCAGAAAGAATAAGCACCTTTTCGCCGCCAGTATTTAGAGGTGTACCATATTTGTGTGCTATCACGCCAATAATATCATCCGCCTCGCACTTGTCTACCAGCATAACCTTATACGGAAAACTTTCGTCGAGTTCTTCGCGGATTACAGACATAATGCGGAAGAGTTCATTCCAGTCAAGTTCAGATTTTTCTCTACTTGCTTTTCGGTTTCCCTTGTAATATGGAAAAAAGTCTCTGCGCCACGAGTTCTTACTGTCGCAGCAAATTACCATCTCGCCGTATTCGTTATGAAACTTTTTACGGTTAAATTTAAGTGAAGTGAGAAACATGCTTCGAATATTGTCAACAGTTAATTCGATATTTTTATGGTTACCTATGCTGACAAATAGGGTAGCCAAAATTACTTGTGAGTAATCCATGAGTATCATAATCTATACCTCAATCACAGAATTTGTTTTGCAATATAAAAAACTGCAATAGATAAATTTACCAAATTTCCGCAATGAAAAGAAGAAGATGTTAGAAGATATGCAATTCTATTTAGCATTTTTGAGTTTACCATTCTGTATTTCCAATAATTGTAAATCTTTGAGTGTGTTGTAGTTTATGTTAACGATATCTGCATATGGATCAAATCGTAATGTCGCGATAAGGCGATCTACGAAGATTAATTCTTTGCCCTGTTTTGATGCTATTCTGAGTCCTTCAAGGATACTTTCAAGATCATATGGATTTTCATAATAGACCATCTGCCTCTTTGTCATTTAATTCCCTCTGTACTATTGTTTTTATTTTTATGTTGAGGTCTGCTATGGCCGAGTCGTTGTCTATTCTATACATATGGACTGGAAGTTGCGGAATGTGATCCGAGATGTGTTCCTGGGGTATGCCGTAGATATATGATCTAGAATCTGAGGAATAGTCGCAACCATTTCTATGGAGTTGAACGATAGCGATATTAGCAGCACCGATTCTATTTATCAATGGCAAAATTTCGTGCACAAAGCCTCCATCGCTTAAGCAATAGTTTACACCGTCCTTAATTTTTCCTGCTAGCACTACACCATAATAATCAGATCCGTGCTTTGGCTTCATAACATTTTCTGAGGTATGGATGAGAGCTTGGCGTTTGGTCTTTCCGCCGAGCTCTCGGTATGGTACTTCTTTGTTCTGGTCGTAATTCTCCATA